GTTTCGACAGGACACTCTTGGAACCACCGACGATTAGCCGAATTTAGACTTATGTCATCATTTTCCTTTCATGCACGATATGCCTTACTCACCTACGCTCAATGTGGAGACCTCTGCCCTTTCACAATTGTGGACTTGCTTTCGACGATGGGAGCTGAGTGTATCATTGGACGAGAGCATCACCAGGATGGAGGAATTCACCTTCATGTGTTTGTCGATTTCGGACGGAAGTACAGAAGTCGAAGAGCAGATACGTTCGATGTGGGAGGTTTCCACCCAAACATTAGCCAGTCTTATGGCACTCCGGAGAAGGGTTACGACTACGCATGCAAAGATGGGGATGTTGTTGCGGGAGGCCTCGATAGGCCCGTTCCAACTGAGGGCCGAGGAGGAGATAGCAAAACTCATTCTATCTGGAGTCAAATCACATCGGCAACGACTCGAGAATCATTTTGGGATTTGGTGCATGACTTGGATCCAAAATCTGCAGTCACTTGCTTTACCCAACTACAGAAGTATTGTGATTGGAAATACCGATATTGTCCCCCCGCCTACGAATCACCAGCAGGAGCTCGATTTAGAAATGATACTAGTGATGGAAGAGGCGATTGGCTGCTACAGTCTGGAATTGGCGGCGCGAGAGTTGGAAGAGTCAAATCACTAGTGCTTTATGGTCCATCCCAAACGGGTAAGACCACCTGGGCACGAAGTCTTGGCGCGCACATCTACCAAGTGGGACTGTTAAGTGGCAGCGAGTGCATGAAGGCACCGGACGTCGAGTATGCCGTGTTCGACGATATACGAGGTGGCATGAAGTTCTTTCCAAGTTTCAAAGAGTGGCTGGGATGTCAACCCCATGTCTGTGTGAAGGAGTTGTACAGAGAGCCAAGAGTCATCGAGTGGGGTAAGCCGGCAATCTGGTGTTCAAATGCCGACCCACGTGATGATATGAGTTACTGTGATGTCCAATGGATGGAAGCTAATTGTACATTCATTGAGATTACTGAGAAGTTACTGGATTGGGAATAGTCTTTTGCATTGTTTTTAAATATATCTTTCCCATACTTTTTGCCCGTGACGCAAGCGCAGGCCCGTGGGGGCTACCGCCCGGTTCAAAGCCCGGGGGGCTTAGTAATCGTATTATTTTTCATGCCAGAATAAAGCGGAGTTGGACCTAAGAATTAACCGGTCCGCCGAAGTGGCTGAAGCGTGTGGCTGAAAGAAGTCCAGCACAATGTAGTTACCCATACCCCTTTTGTCAGTAACGGAGAGATGTGATGAATCCATTTTTCCTCCGTCCTGGTCATCATCATAGACCAGATTTTTATTCATTGGGTGCCACCGACGGTAAGTACGGAATACACCCGAAGAGTTCCCGGAATTAATAGTAATAGTCTTATCATAGTGAAGATCTATACGGCGAGTGTCAATCTTAGCGGAATTAACATCCGCCCAATCAACATTTCCTGCGCCTTCGAAAAGATCAACCCATTGACCCGCTTGAGTAGTGCCGTTATTGTTAATGTAGGAATTAACCCACGGTCGGACAATGCCGGCTGATGAGAGAAGCCAGCCACCATAAGCCTGAAGTGCGCCAAGATCGGAATGATCATAGCTGTTATCTTTAGTAGTAATGCAAATACGTCGCCAACGCCAAGGCAGCGAAGAATTAGTTTGAATGTCAATACGCTCGGATAATCCTCGCATAAAACAAGTAGTAGCCGTACGGGTAGCCTCATCCGAGACTATGCCGATCTGGCCTGGTCCTTGATCAAGTGTACGGGCAGTAGCCTGCCAGTAAAAGTATCCACCAACGGGGCCTGCAAGTGTGACAATGCCATTGGTAATTGGCTTAGAGCCACCATCAGCGGTAGTGTTAGACCACTGATTCATCACATCTCGCTTCTTGCGACTAGTGATATTAAGGATTCTCTTTTTTGAAATGGCTCGTTTAACGGTGGGGCGTCGCTTAGTAATACGACGACGGCGGAGGGGACGCCTAGGTCGTACTGAACGGCGAGAGCGGGTGCGGCGGGAACGGATCATGTTGGGCTGCTGACAAATGAAAGAGGGGTGGGTCATGTGACGGGGGGAGGCAGGTATTTATATGAAGGGGAAGTGTCCCCGTGTCCCTGTCTATAATATTA